AATTCTCCTAATACTCTTTCTGTAGTATAATATAGTCTATTGCTACCTTCAGTCAGATTATTTGTAGTATGATTTGAAATATCAGATACTGTACCTAGTACGTTACCTGTAAATTGAGCAGGAATTCCAGACTGACCACTTTCAAGTACTTTGTTTGCTATACCATCGTTTACTTTATATACGTCACCAATAAGGATACCTTCAAAATTTCCACCAGTAAATACATTAGCAGTAACAGTGTTGGCAGCCATTTCAATAGCAGTAACATCATTAACGGTTAAATCGCCAGTGATTGTCATATTTTCTTCTACACTAAAATTAAGTACGCTTAATGTACCTGCAGGTGATAAAGATAATTTTGGAGTACCTGTACCAGTATCAATAATGAAGTTGGCATTGGTTGAATTATCAATACCAATATCCCAGGATATTACATTATCAGTATATCTAGTTCTACCGCCTGATGCGCCATAAGCAAATGTAGCTACCACTTGGCTGCTTGGGCCAGTAACATTTATCGGTGAAGTAAATGATACCGGAGAACTCGCAGTAAAAGCTGTAATTGCGTCTGCTCTGAGTAATGTATCAGCCATCAATGTATTGGCTTGAAGCTCGCCGGCTATATTTACGTTTCCGGTAGTTGTATCACCGAGAACACTCGCCGTGACAGCTTGTTCACGCATAATGTCAACCATTTCATTGGTCTTATCAAACCAGTTCTGAAACGTTTGAGTCGTTGTAATGTTTTGAATATTTGGTTTTGCCATTTAACTCTACTTCTCTATCTGATCTAATCTATCGCATACGGTCGATAATAATTCTTTAATTTCCTGAACTTCATTACCTAATGAAGTAAGCTTTCGGTGTAAAGCTCTTTCTTGTTTATATTTATTCAACGCTGAAGCGTCTGTATTTAATAAAGCTTTTGACGATGGGTGACGAATTACATTTGACATTATGTTAATGCTAACGCTCTCATATCTCGTACTGATGAAGTTTTGGAAATACTGCTTGAAGTCATTTCAATCTTAATTGAGTATTTTCTGTAACCAACATGAGTTCCGCCAGTACTTGTATAAACAAGAGAACCAGCAGAGTCTTTATTAGCGTCAGGTAATTTCCAGTAATATTCTCTGTAATCAGTTTGGTTTGCGGCAGTAAACATATTAATGCCCTTATATAATTCTAATTCAATCCAAGGAATAGTATCAAATGCCGCAGCATCATATACATTCTGTGGTCTAATATAAACTTTAATATCAGTACCCTGTGGACGGTTAGCAGTTAGGATAACATTAATATCTTCAGCATCTAAGTCTTCAGCAAGTTCTACTGTTTTAGATATATACCTTGATGTTGTATCAGCGTTATTAGTTACTAACCATTGATATGCCATTATGTTGGCTGTTTCTAAATCAATGATTGGCGATGTTGTATCACTAGAACCGTTTGTCATATTTAATTTGAACTCAAAAGGTTTTACATCAGATGGATCGTTTGATTTAGAATAAACCACGACACCTTCTTCAGCAAAGTAGTTTGAAGAACCAAATTTCATAGGTTTATCATATGTATTTAATACGTTGGCTGTTGGAACAAATGTACCTTTTAATGAAACGGTTGTTCCACTGTCACTTGATTTATTAATTAATGGTTGTATATAACTTAGATTAATATTATCAACTGATCCGATAGTACCTGTAATACCACTTCTATCACCAGTAATAGTACCACCTGAGCTAAATGTTTTTGCTGATGTAGCTGAACTATCTTGTAAGTGCATTACCGATCTATTAAATCCATTGTAATAAGAAATATTACCTGAAACAATTGGAAGAGCAGTACCAGCACCTACTTCAAATGATACAGGCTTAGTTGTAGTCATAACTGTCGCACTATCAACACTTGCAATTGTAAATATTTCTGATGTTGATCCACCTGAGTTCGTAATTAAGATTTTATCTCCGGCGGCAAACGTGTCACTGAGTGCCGTGCCGTTAATTTCTGCTGTGCCATTAACCATCGTAATCGAAGCAGAGGTTGAACCTGAGAATGCTATGTTTTGATAAACTTCTTCGCCTTGAGTAAATCGACCATTCCAATCTGAAAGTGTAAGGAACTCGTGATTATTATTAGTTAGCGTAACCTCACCTGAAGATGCGCTAAACTGGTGACGATATAAAGTAAATTTCAAATCTTCGTCTTGTACTGATTTCCAAGCTCTGTTATTTGTTGATGTAAAGAGAACACCATCACCCCAGTCTTGTACAACCGCTTGACCGTTTGTAGCGCCTGGAGTTAAATCAGTTCCACCAACTTTAGATGTAAACACTAAGTAGTTAGGATCGTTCGCATCTGGTTGAATAACGATTGCATATTCTTTTTCAACATCTAAACGTATTGGAACCGCGAAGTTAATTGGTGTAACTAATGACGCGTCATCTGAAACATTAACATCAGCTGGATCTAAATGAATTTTAGAGAATGGGATAATAACCGGTGAAGGATACCCGTTGATAACTTCACGTAACATAACGGTTACACCATTATATTCACTCTTACGCTTAAAGTATACGTCAACCTTTGATGCGAATATTGATGTTGCTCCTTTACCCATTCCTTCTTTAATAAAGAATGTTTGAGCAAGTGGATCAATAGCAAAAGGTCTTCCTACAACTGTTCGTGTTGTCGACGATCTTACAATAGAAGTTTCAGGCATTCTCACTGATGAAGTTAAACTAACTTTATCAATATTAATATTATATGCATTATACGATAAATCACCGCGTGATGTTTTTGAAGAGTCGATGCTTGAGTATTGGCTGACGTCAACTACCGTTAACTGTCTTTCACCTACGAAGAATGTACCTGCTGGTAATTCAAACACGGCTCTTATTACTCCGTTAGCATCTGTTGATATTGTTGCACCTAATGCGCCAAACTTTTCAACATCTCTTGCTCTAGTCGCCTCGGTTGTCCCAGGTCTTACTCTATTATTTACATCAACTTTATCAAAGAAGAAGTAATGCTGAGTATTAGGACGTAAACCTGACATATAAACTTTAATATCTCTTGCTCTCATGTATGGTTCAAATTGAATATCAGATACAAAATCACCGACCGCAGTATTTTGTTGAGATGATCCAGTATTAAGAGACGTATTCTGTGTTGTAGTTGATGTAATATCTTGCCAAATATTATTTCTAATATTCCTACGTATTCTGTTTGTACCTGTGACTACATCACGAGTCATTGGAATAAATGCTTGTAAATCATCAACAAAGTTATTAAATGGTGTGGCTATATCAATGTCTAATCTCATTGGATTAGTTTCTACATCGTGAGCCATATCGTGGTCTGGTGATAATTGACCAACACCGTCATATGACCAATAGTTTGATACACAGTTTCTAAAGTTAGTAGCATATGTTTGAGCTAATACAGACTTATTATCATTTCTTACAATAGAGGCTACATCCGCATCATTAGTTGTTGGGAAGATTGAAGCCGATGAAGTTGATTTATAAGTTAAGTCTAATGGGAAAGTTCTTAATGCAGGAGTTAGTGTTTTTGTATCACCGCGTATAGCTGCATTAAAGTTAGGGTTTTCTAAATTAGAAATGTTAGTATCATTAAATGGATCTACTAGGATACCATTTTTAAATCTTGTTAAACCGTTTTCGTCAACGATATTCATGTTTTGAGTTTCTTGTTCAAGCTGACTTAAGCTAACATAATACTCTATATTTTCTACTCGTTTTTCAATATCTGAAATATCATTCATAGTGTATGTTTTTGTACCAGCAGGTTTAGATGTTACCGCGTAATATGACTTACTTTGATTAAGAGCTTCTACTGGAGACAATGCCGGATATCCTGGGATTGTAATATGAGATACGAGGAATTGGTCTGCGCCAACCTTTGGAGGTGAAGGGAATGTTTCTTCCTTACCTTGAACAGTTGCAACTTTACCATATGAGTCAATAATAACTGCATCAATACGAGAGTTCCAAGTTTCAACATCAGATGATACATCACCATTAATCTGTGGGATAACATAATCTCCTGCAGAAAACGTTGGTTGTGATGCTCCAACATCGGCAGTAATAACCGATGCAGCTCCAGCCGTCGTAGCTGTGTAACTAGCACCTGCGCCAAGATCAGCATATGGTCTAAAATCAATACATTCTCTTACTCTGTATGTTTTACCTGTAGTTGATTTAAATATTCCCATATCTGATGTACGTATTTTTTCAGCAGGTAAAATAGCTGTTGCATCATCAACTGGATAACTTGCAACAGTAAAGAAATTTGAACCGGCTTGAGAGCCACTAATTTTAAATACCTTAAGTTGTACTGTACATGTACCTGCCGCTGGGGCTGGTCGACCTGGGATAAGTTCTATAAATGATAGGTCGTAAAAGTTATCTTTTTGGTTTGTATTTAATCTAAAGCTATCAGTGTAATCATCACCATTAATATCTTCAATACTTGTAATACTATGTACATCAGGGAAACCTAAACTGTATTGAGATTTATTACTTGCATATGTAAATTTAATATATGGATTAACTAATGATTTATTATATGCTGTTACATCTGTATTATTAAATATTCTTTTATTATAATAGACGTCTGCAACAGGATCTGAATTGTCTGCTGGGTCTAAAGTAATTGTAAGAACTGAATTGTTTAATGATGTTACATAACTTAAAACATTAATTTTAGTATTTGACGCATCAACTACAACGATATCTGTTTGGTCAACCGCGAAGTCTTCATTTCCGTTAGCCGCGTTAATAACAATTTCATTACTTGAAACTGATACGCTGGTTGCAAGAGTACGAATAGGAATAACCAAATCAGTTAATGCCTTAATGCTTTTTGACCCTGTATCAAATATCATTGGTGCATCGTTTGTACCTTTGATTTGTGAACCGGCCGGGATTGTAATTTGACCAGCTGTACCAACTATTTTTTCAACATTGGCAAATGAATATGATGGATATAATAATTTAACACCAAACAAGTATAATCTTGTAGGAGTAATATTTTTAGCAAATGCCTCACCAATTTTTGTACCATTTGAACGTTGTAGTTCTAGTGTTTCGTATTGTAATCCGATAGTACCAGCAATAGTTGTAACATCAACATATGATCCATAATTAAGAGAGGTTGACTCATTAGTTTGTAAGGAAGTAGTTGATACATCAGAGATTACAGTATCTTGGAAACCTTTGTTTTCAACTTTATAACCTTTGATATAAGCTGAACCTTTACCAACGAGTGCAGTAAGGTCATTTCCACGGCGTTCTACTAATACTTTGAAATCATCAACTATATAATCGCCATTTGTTTCATATGTACGTTTGGCCAATTCTTCATTAATAGAATTAAACTGTGCGACGTCTCTAAGTGTGACTGCTGATCCATTTTGGTATCTGATTAATGTAAAGAACCCTGCATCAATATCGGCAACGGCAGTTGACTTAACAGTTAATGTTGGAACCATTTTAAATCTGTCAGCGCCAGGCGCATTTTCATTTTCTGAACCGTTCGCGTTATCGAATAGGCTGGTATCTTGTAATGAACTAATAATTGATTCAGTAACTTCATAACCAACTGATAAGTCATCAGGTAAATTAGTATATGGAGCTACGATAAGAGTTTGGTCAGCGGCGAATAAGAAATGACCTTTTTGGAATACAACACCTGCCGCGGCTTGGATAGCAAAAGATTTACCCGTTGATGCAGGTAACTGAGTTACTTGTGCTGTTGCTACGTTAAGCTGAGTTTCAATAAGAGTTGAACCGTCATAACGATACTTATTGATAGTTAAAGGTTCACCAGCTTCAAAGTTTTTAACGTCTGATACATTTGTATTTAAGTAATTAATAAAGAATGTATTAAGATTTGGTGGACGTGTTTCAAAACCTCGGGCAGCAGATATGATTGAAGCTATCAATCCAGTGTTTTGTCCCTCAACCTCATATTTAGTTTCAATAGACTTTGTAGTTCCACTGATTACTTCATCTTGGATAACAGGAATATAAGCCTCAGGATCTGGTATTGAGTTTGTAAGTTTAACATATTGCAAACCATCAAGGCTTGTAAAGTTACACCCTTTAACAATACTACCCTCTTGGTAAATGTTATCACCGAATTGCTCAACTTGATTTTGTAAGATTGTCTGCAGCTGTGTAAGCTCACGGGCTTGAACAGCGTAAGCAGGTTTAAACAGAATTTTATAAAACTGCTTCTCTATATTAAAATCGTCAAAATATGGAGCAATATTTAAATTTTTATTAATAGGCATCTATCATGTTTCCTTAAAATTCTAATACTAATTTGTATTCTTCCCGTGAGGTTCTTGTACGAACGAGAGGAACAAAATCTTCCATGAAGTATACTTGCCCACTTCTTTGGATGTAATCTGATTCTATCGTATTATTAGCTTGTGGACTATTTATTATAATTCTTTGACCCGTAGAATTAACAATTGCGGCAGTTGGATCAAATGATATATCGTTATTTGCTTGGTTAGCAAATGGACCCATATAGTTTGAAATATACGCTGTGTTAGCTGTATCATCAACCTCGTGTATTTTACCAGTAAATGTAATTTTATTTGATGAGTCTAATTGAGTAACAACATCACCTTCAATAGCATATAAGATGTCGTCTGTTACAATTTTAATTCTATTATCAAATACGTCTGGTGTATTGGCAGTATTGGCTGAAGCACTTACAAATTCTGGATTTTTAACAATACCAATATTAGAGTAACTTCCTTCTGAACCAATTTGATTATTATCAGTTTCTGTAATATATCCATATAAAAGAATATGACTACAATATAATTCATCAATAAAGTTATAGCCATGTCCGCCGAATGGTGAAAGAACTGGTCTTAATTCTACTCTGACGTCAACAGAGTTAGGATCTTCTGGAGCAAAATCAAACTCAGGATCTTTAATTGAGGCCGTTAAATTAGTATAACCACTTCCTGGGTTAAGGATAATGATATTTGATATTTGACCAGCAATTACTTCTGACTTAGCAACACAGCCACTACCGTCTCCTGATAATTCAACAGTTGGTATAATTGAAAATGTTGCGATATTTGAAACGCCGTCAGCTCGAGGTGTACCTATAACTCTTACTCTTCCAAATCCTGTATCTGGCTCAAATTTATATGTATCAATTACATATAGGTAAGAGTCACCGTCTGGATTGGTAGCATATATTGTCATACCTGCATAATAATTTTGAATTTGGTTAATATTAGAAGCTCTTAATAACATATCACCAGAGTTTGAAGGTGACGCTGCTAAAAATCCATCTAATGAAGGATAACCTGCGTTGTCAACTGGGTTTTCAATAAAGATGTCTGATAACTCTGAACCATATATGATAGCAGCAGAGTTTGCATTTGGATCTGGATTTATTTCAAAATCAACAGGTAAAGGGATATAACCGATTGCGTTATATGCTTCAAACTCATTTGATTCAATAGCATACATAAATTTCCATACGTATTTGTCAGCTGTTCTATATATTTGGTCTGTTGTAAACGCATTCCAATTTGGTGGAGCAGATGAAGCACCGCCGTTATTGTTATATAAACATTTAAATACTCGATAGTCACCTGTGGCGGTATCGTTTGGTCCTACAACAGCGTAAAACTTTTCACCATCTAAATCAATCCTATCATCGTATTGAACATACGTAGCGTCTTTCTGCCAAGGATGATATTTAATCATAAACTTGGTATCAGATCCAAGAACCTTTTTACCAAACACAGTATTTTCTAAAAACTCATTTTTACTATACTGTGCGTTGGTCGCACTTTGACGTGATTCAGTCGCAACTGAAGAAACAAATACGTAAAAGTCATTGTCCTGAATGTCTGCCATAAACATTCTGGTTGTATCATTTTTTAATTTTGTTGTAAGTATTTCTGCCATGTCACCTAGCCTGCCTCTTTGTAATATTTATAAACATTTTCCTAACCTCTTCTACGTATATTAGGTCTTGGGTAAACTTTCCCAGTTGCAGGTCTTGTTTTAAAGTTTCGTTTTGGAAGTGTGTTTCCATCTATTGGTCGTTGATTAATCCATCTTAAATATTTATTATCAGCACCTTGTAAACTATTTCTATCGTACGCATCGTCTGTGCCAGAGTCATACATTGCATTCATAGTTGAATTATCAGTTATCCATTGTTGTGCTTCTGATTGAGTTATATTAGGCCATGCTTCAGCAAGGATCGCTACAACACCAGCCACTTGTGGACCTGACATACTTGTTCCTTGATACTTACCTAATTGATATGAACCATTTCTTGCATCGTTAGTACCACCTGAGTGCAAACTACTTTGAATGCCTTCACCAGCCGCGAAAATATCAACTTGA